GGGATACCGAATATACATCTAGAGGATTTGATTTAGACTTTGTTCCGCGACATTTCAAAGATGCATCACGCACTTATTTCGATATAGGGTGTGAAGAAATTAATAAAACGGACGGAATGCACTCGGGTTACATAACCCGCGTGACACGCGAGAAATTCCGCCAAGTGTATGGTCGTAAAATAGAAAAAGATATCGTTAAGTTTGTAAATCCTATACAAGATAAAGAGCAAATAGCTCTGGCAGTTCAGCCAACAAGCAATGGTGATGACCCGTTTACCTGGGCAGACGACAATGCCATAACTATAATCGACCACTTCGAGCGCAAATATAAAAAAGACACACTTTATAAATTATCTAACAGCAGAACATATACACAATCAGAAATGGAAGAAATAGTTGAGCGTTCAAGAGAAATTAATGAACGAAATTCTATGATTAATAACCCATATATGCAAGATATGCAGCCAGAAGAGCAAATGCAATCAGGGTTTACGGGCATTGATCAAGAGCCGATGACCGAGCAGAATTTTGCGCCACAATCCCAAGGTGTTTCTACGCCAACTGAGGGAGAAACTGAATTGCCTATTGAGCCTGAAAATGAATCTATGGAAAATGTAGAAGACCCTGAAACATGGGATTTCATGACACTATGGGATGATGGCGAGATAGTACGCATAGAAGATAAGCGCGAGATTAAAGACTCCATCATTATACATTATAAAATAGCAGGTGATTACATTCTTGATCAAAATGAGTTCCCTAGCCGCCAATTGCCGTTAATATTTGTTGACCATAACAGCTATTACGATAAAAATGGCAAGCAAATGTGTCGCTCATTCTTTGGTGATGTCAAAGACACGCAAAAATACATTAATTATCTACGAACTCAATCGGCTTTTATTCTTAAGATTAGTAGATACGATCAATTTATGGGAAGTAAAAAGAATGTTCAAGGAAATGATACGCGAAGGAATTGGTCAGACCCTTCAAGTGTTCAAGGATTGCTTGCTTATGATGAATCACCAGCAGGGCATAAGCCCGAACAAATAAGGCCACCAGAATTATCTCAATCATTGCATACACAGTATGAATTAGCGGTTGAAGACTTATACCGATGTACTGGTCTTTATCCCGCGCGAATGGGCCAACAAGGTAATGAAGTGTCAGGAGCTGCAATTGATGCGCGAACTCGTCAAGGAAGTTACAGCACTTATGTTGCTTTTAATTCTATTAACCGTGCTATTGCTGTTGGCGGTGAAATTGTAAATGAAATGATTCCATATGTTTATGACGCAGAGCGCGTGATAACACTTATGACACCCGACCAGGGTATTAAAAACATTACTATTAATAAACAAGCAGATGATTATGGCGAACTAATAGAAAATGATATTCGCAAAGGCGTATACCAAGTACGACTTAAACCAGGCCCAAGTTATGAAGCACAGAAACAATTAGCCCTTGATTCATTGCGAATGCTTCTTGAAGCAGACCCACAAACATTTTCATTAGTAGCAGATTTGTATGCCGAGTCTCTCCCATTAGCAAACAGTATTGAGATTAAAAATAGACTCAAAACTTTAGTGCCTCCTGAGATTATAAAAGCCGGTAAATCCGGTGAAATGCCCCAACAAAATCAAGAAAATCCACAGGCGCAGATGATGCAAATGCAGCAACAAGCGCAGCAACAAGATATGCAGTTTAAACAACAAGAAATTCAATTGAAAGCCAAAGAAATAGAATTAAAAGAACGTAAAATCGAAGCAGATTATCAAATAGCTATGGAGAAACTAGAGGCAGAAAAAACAATAGTGGCGGGTCAAATACAAGAGCAGGAACTTAGATACATGGCAGAAACAGAAAGAACACAAAGTGATGAGGCAATTGCTCATGCCGAAAACTTAGTGAAGATTTTGACACATAAGATATAAGGATATTTAAATGACAACCGATACAAGCAGTATTGATGATATTTTAACACAATCTCAACCAATAGGTGCACCGTCAACGCCGGAACAAATTGATGATAATTATAATGATGAAACTAACGATTCTGATTATGACAGCGTTGCAGAGGATAAAGTAAAAGATAGCCAAGCAAGTAAAGGGGATGAGCATGAAAGTTCGAATACCGAGCAGAATAGTGATGAATATGGCAATGAAAAGCCAAGCCCAAGGATGTACACAGAAGAAGAGCACCGGGAAATCGTTAATAAAACTGTCCGAGAAAGACTTGCTCGCGGCAATAATCAATCCAATCAACCAACAAATCAACAGCAGTTGCAGCAAAAGGCCGGTGATTTTGAATACGACCCAGAGGGCGAAGGAAACTGGCAGCAACAATTAGAGCAATTTGTAGAGCAGACCTTTACTAAAATGACTCAAAAGCAAGCCCAGATGCATCAACAACAAGTTGAACAACAAGCTGAAGCTGAATTTGTCGATAAATTTAGCAGCGGAATGGAACGATTTCATGATTTTAGAGACGTTGTTAGCGCGCAACCTATTACGGATCCCATGACGTTAGCGTTACGTGGTGTTGGCGACCCCGCGGCATTTATTTACGCAGCAAGCAAAAGACACCCTGGTGAATTAGAGAGAATTTCAAAATTACGAGACCCTTATAGCCAGATGGTTGAAATGGGTAAACTAGAGGAGCGTATGCGTAAAAAGCCGGAAGGAACACGAGCACCAAGACCTATTGGACGCACAAAAGAAGATACTACAATGCAAAATATGGATAAAAAATCACCTAAAGAGGATTCAATTGAGGATTTGATTGCTAAGTCAGAACAAAAGAAAATTGCCAAGATAAGGCAGTTGAGAGGAAAATAATTAAGCCTGCATCCAAGACTAACTTCGCGGTTATAATGGATGCAGGAAACGCAAGGAATTGCTCATCATTAAAAATGAACGGAATCAGTATAGCGAATAAGAGAATATTTTACAATTACAGAACTCCGAAAATCTTTCCTAATGCTGCCGCGCCAATCATGGCATAAATACCTAATATAAGGCCTATATTCCAGTGTGATTGTGATTTTATATATTGATGCATAGAATGAATTTCGCCTTTCATGTCATCTAATACACGTAAAATATGCTCCTGATTATTTTTTAAAAGCAAAATATCGTGTTGTTCTTGAGTGTAGATTGGTTCAGACATTTTATAATTTTCATCATGGTTGATTCATCGTTAGTTATTTTGCCAGGCCGGTGATGAGGCGGCTTTTCGCTCCGTCGAGCTAGGCGCATACATTATATACATAATTGACAATATATAAAACATTAACTATGCTAATTAATGTGTGATTTCATTTAAACGAGTAAAGATAGGCAAGGCCGTAACTTGCAAAAAAATCACATGATGGCGTGTAATTTTGTCTCCCGCCGGACTATGAGAATTAGGTGCTCAATTATTGAGTGTTTATTATTTTATGGTCTGTACAGGGAGTACAAGAAATGGCCAATTTATTTAAAGAAACGCAATACGTATTAGACGATGTGTTCGTCCGATTTTGGAACTCACTCGCCTTTGCACGAACTGCCAACCGAAATCTTGAAGGCGACTTCAAAAATCTAAGATTTGCAACTGGTCAAACAATCAACTACCGCTTAGAAGAGCGCTACTTAGCTGGCGAAGGGGCATCTGCAACTTCTGAGGCTCGTGTTCAAGTAATCAGACCCCTTTCAATTACAAAGCAATTCAGAACCATGATTGAATATACGGGTTTTGAATTGACATTTGATAGGGCGCGTGACGAACCTTATCTGGAAATGGCTAACGCACCGCGCGCCAAACGTCTTGCAAATCTTGTTGAAAACTTTATTGCTACGCAGAATTTCTGGCCTCAGACGTATCAAGCGGTAGGCACGCCGGGTGTTCCTGTAGATTTCAATACTGTTTTGACTGCCGATGCATACATGACTGAATTGGCAATACCCGAAGATGGGAAACGTTTTGCAGCCGTGTCACCACGAACTGCCGCTACTTTATCTAATGATTTATACAACGTGTTCAATATGACTGTTAACACCGGAGCATTGATTGATGGATTTATTGGTCATTTATCTGGTTTTGATTTCTTTAAAACCAACTTCTTGGGTGTTCAGGTCGCAGGACTTGGTGAAGCAGGTGGTTCACCACCAGCAGGTCAGGTACTTGCCGGAACAGTTACCAATGGGCCAATTGTCGGCGGAAATACAATTTCCGTTACAGGTCTAGGTCAGGCTCCTGGCGCAGTTGTATTTAATGCGGGTGACGTCATTCAAGTTGATGCTTCTGCGGGTGTGTTTATGGTTAATCCATTAACTTATGCACCATTATCAACACCGGCTCAATTTGTTGTGACCTCACAGGTAATTTCTGCAAACGGAAGTACTGCGGATATTCCCGTAAATCCAACAATTGTTATATCACCAGATGCTCGCGCAAACATTTCTGCGGCGATTCCAAATGGTGCGCAAATGCTGCTTTATAAAACACATAATGTGAGTTTGGCCTACCATACTCAAGCTGTTGTGTTTGCAGCGCCACCAATTAAAGAATTACGCGGTGGTGTTGAAGCAGTTACGCGTTATTCAGACCTTTATAAGTTAGCAATGACTTATACACTAGGTGCTGATATCAGAAACTACGAACAGCTAGACCGTATTGATGTTATTTGCGGTGTTGCAATTAACCCAGAGTTTGCGGTTCGTATTATGTCGTAATGTTTATGGCGGTAGAAATGCCGCCAATATTTAAAAGGGTATGTGATGGAAAATGGATATGTAACATATCAAAACAGGGAAGTGCCCAAGGCAGGTTTTCGAGTTTATATTTACGGAAAATATGGCGACAAGCAACTTGTTAATTCCTGGGATGAATTTAAAAAGTTAATGGATACCAATGAATGGTTTTCAACTGAGGCAGAAGCTAGATTTGCGATTCAGGAGGAAAATAAACAAGAATTATTTACAATAGATGAATTAAAGGAAGCTGATAATTTAACTAATACGGTTAATTTAGAAGTTAAAAGGCGTGGACGACCTAAAGCGAGCACATAATGGCCGCAATGACTGTTAGAAAATTCATTTACCAAATGTATCGATTGATAAATGCATCAAATCCCACAACGCCCTTGCATGGAGATTTGCAAAATCTAGCCCTGGATGTCTTGAATCAATTGCTGGAGTCTTATGCATCCACTGGATTAATGCTTACGATTGCCAAAACAGTGACGTGCCCCGTAAATCTTGGCATAAAAACCATTCGATTTGTTGACGACAGTTATCCGACATATGACACCAAAACAGAAATGGTTCAGCTTACTAATTTATCGTCAGTCATCACAGTGGCTCAAGGTTCAATTTATTTGGTGGGCGATATCGTCACAGGCAATGGAATTCCTGCAAATACAACTATTTTGTCCATTTATTTTGATACAATCACATTGAGCAATAGTGCGACAATAACTGGCCCTTCTGTTTTAACCTTTACACAGCCAATTATCATTCCTGGTATAACATTTGTTACAGAAGGAAGAATTGCCAATGTAGACAGTGCTTGGCTTATATTAACTGGCGTAACTTATCCGTTAATCAATAAATCTCGCGATGATTTCTTGGCGGCTTGGAAGTATGAGCCTTTACAGGGATTGCCACGATTTATTATTGTTTATCCAGGGACGGATTATGTTGATATTCAATTATATCCTGCTCCAAGTCAGTTTTATCAATTTTACATACGTGGAAAGTTTCAACTCCCAGAATTAAATATTAATAGTGATTTATCTGAGGTTCCACAATATTACATACGTTATTTAATGTATGCAGTGGCGCGTGAAGTTTGCTTATTCAATGGAAGAGCTGAGGCCTGGACAGATAAGCTTGAGCAACGCTACGTTGAAACGCAGCAAGTGATGGAAGCTGCAAGCGAAGTTAATCTTGCCATTAGTGGTGATGAACAATCGCTTTTAAATGGCGCATTTAGAGTACGCGCTGGAATCTAAGAAATGTGGCTTGTAGCATTAAGGTTTTCATTATAAAATATCTCTCTTTATTAGGAGATATAGATGAAAAATATAAATGGTTTTATATTGATTAGCGAAGTATGGGTTAATGAAAAAAATTGTTATAAATGCCTGGCATTATGCAAAATTTGTAAAAAAGAATTTGAAACTAACTATCATGCTTTAAATAGAATGAAAAGTTGTGGATGTGCAAGACCCAGTCAATTACATCCATTGCCAGAATATATTAATGGATTTAAAACCATAAAATGCCATGGATATGATACAAAACGCATGGTTAGATGGGCTACTGTTGAATGCAAGGAATGTAAACGAGTTTATGAATGCGATCCCAATAAATTACAATACCGTAAACACTGTGGATGTATGAGGAAAAATGTAATAGCTAGTAGATATAATAAATTATATCCACAACTGTCACAAACTTTTAAACATATGATGACAAGATGTTATAAAAAAGATAGCCAAGATTGTTGGCGCCCAGCAAGAGCGA